AAAACCAAATATTAGAAAATCTTTATACTAGAGGTAATGAATATATATTATCTAAAACATATGATAATTATGTTGGTTATTACCATTCAATATCAGGAAAGAATTATGTAGGAGCTACATACAACCCAAAAGCAATTTCATTAGTACCATATACAGAAAGAAGAGAAGTAGCAGCATATAATTTGTCAAAAATTGATCCTGTTTATATGCGTAATAATCCTAGTATAATTAATATTATTAAAAAAGATGCATTCCCTATTGTTCGTGTTACTTATCAAGAATCAGTAACTCCAACATATAGATACTTTATTAAACGAATAAATGAAATAAATGCTCCAATACTTGAAGTAAACAAACAAACATATGTTAGTGCTAAAGATACTAAATTTTATTATACAACAAGTGTTTTTTGGGATAGTCTTTCTTTGTTATCATCAATCGATTTTATTCAACTAGAAAAAGAAGTACCAGGAATTCGTACATTTTTAAATAATTATTCAATGCCTCCAAGTGGTGACGAGGGTAGAACATATAATTTAAATGAATAAAATTAGATTTTAATTAAAAGGTTATGCTATGTTTTATATTATTGAAAAACAAGATCAATTAGATCAGTTACATATTGGTGAAGATACATTCATTCATATCATTGCAACGAATGAAAACTATCATCCTGCTTTACAAAATATCAGTTTAATTTACGTTAGATGGATTAAAGGACATAAAGGATATATTTTATGCATTAACCATTCAGAATCATTATCGTTATCAATCACCGATATACTCGCTAAATTATCTAAAGTCAATAACCTATACACATTAGATAAGAAAGCGGTGTTACACCACTTCCCCACGTTGAGTCCCCAATTAATTGATGTGCAGTTGATTAATTCGTATCAACACTATCAAGAAATTAATATTGAGCAATACGAATCAAAAGTTGAGACGGACTTTAAACGTAAATACTATACAGAAGCACCATCAACATTAATTCCTATAGCAAAACATTATGAAAAATATGAAAACATATATGATCATATTGAGCAAACTATAAATAAAATTAGCGAAAATTTAGATGAGTATGCATTTTTAAATCATTATGTTGCTCCATTATTTTACAATATTGAAAAACAAGGTATTAAATTAGATAAAGAACCATTTATTAAATACTTCAGTACATTACCTAACCCTAAATTTTCAGTGTCTAAAGGTAAAATATATACACAATATAATTTAAATACATTAACGGGTAGACCGTCAAATGCATTTAACGGTGTTAATTTTGCTGCTTTGAATAAAACAAATGGTGAACGAGCTGCATTTATCCCAGAAAACGATACGTTAGTTGAAATTGATTTTAAAGCATATCACCCAACTATTATCGCTAAATTAGCTGGGTATGAATTTACAGGAAACATATACGAACAATTATCACTCCAGTTTCCTGGATCAACACCCGAAACAATTAAAGAATTAGTATTTCAGCAGTTATATGGTGGTGTTCGTAAAGATTTTCAAGATAAACCGTTCTTTTCTCAAGTAAATGATTATACAAATCAATTATGGAGTAATGAAGGGGCAATTGGTACACAATTCGGTAAACGTTTCACCAAACAAATAATAGAAAACCCAACACCACAGAAATTACTTAACTACATTGTACAGAATACCGAAACCATATTTAATGTAGTACAATTTTCAGCTGTTGTTAATCTGCTTAAAGATAAAAAAACAAAAATTATATTATATACATACGATTCTATATTATTGGATTATGATTCGTCAGAGAATTTATTAGATAGCATAACTTCGCTACTAAAATTTAATTACTCCACGAAGTCTGGACAAAACTACGCAGAAATAGAATAAATCATATATTTATGTTGGACTTAAGTTACGATTTATTTAATAATACATTTTTAATGGCTAATAAGCTATTCTGCACATTTACGGCTCCTGAGGAATTAGACAATACTCTAAATACTTTAACGACTAAATATACTATTTTATATTCTAAAATATTTGTGTTGGAATCGTTATCGACAGAAGAATATGTTTGTACTTATAATATAGATACATTTAATATGGAGCAACAATCAGTGTTACCTAACACAATATTGCTACATCGTAAAAAAGAGTCAAATACGTTATATACAATAAATGCACTAAATGCATTAATCAAGTCTTTGAACAATGGTATTTTAGATACCAATTATCGCATTACGTGGTTGGATTACAAAAATTCAATCTTGTTAATTCAAAATAATGATTTAAATATCATTCAAACAAAAATCCACAAGATAATTAATCTGTAGGATTTCTCAATTACCATTACCGAGTACAATTTTTAAAACTTAAATAGTTATATTATGGATTTAGCTTTATTAAAGCAAAAATTAGGTAACCTTAACGCACCCAAAAACAGTGGTGGTAAGACTTACGAAAAAATCGACTACACGAAAGTGTTCTGGAAGCCTCAGGTAGGCAATTATACGATTCGCATCGTACCCGCAAAATCAAATAAGCAAAACCCATTTAAGGAAGTATATTTCCATTATGGATTCGCTAAAGGTCCGGTTTTAGCTCTAAACAACTTTGGAGAAGCAGATCCGATTATGGAATTTGCAGCAAAATTACGTCAATCAAAAGATCGCGACAACTGGGCATTAGCTAAGAAGTTAGATCCAAAAATGCGTGTGTTTGTTCCTGTTGTTGTTCGTGGTGAAGAGCATTTAGGAGTTCGTTTATGGGAATTTGGTAAGGAAGTATACAAATCATTACTAGGATTTGCTGCAGATGAGGATTATGGTGATTTCACTGACATCCAAGATGGATTTGATTTCAAAATCGATGCAGTAGCAGCAGAAGTTGCTGGCCGTAAGGTAGTTAGTTGTACATTGCGTCCTCGTCCAAAATCATCCCCAATTTCTGATGATGCTAATCAAGTTAATAAATGGTTAGAAGAGCAACCAGATATTATGACGATTAATCGCAAACGCGAATACAACGACATTAAAGAATTGTTAGCTAAATGGTTGAATCCAGAGGCTGAGGAAGAGCAATCAACCCCTGCAGTCCCAGTAGTACCTACTGAATCGACTCCTGCAGCGCAATCAGATTGGGTTAATGATAATCAAGTAACAGAACAAGAAAAAGCAGCATTCTCTTTGAACACAAATTCATCGGATAAATTTGACGAATTATTTCAATAATGGCAAAAAAATCAGTTTCGGAAACCGTATCAACGGTATTAGGTGATAAGTCTAAATTTAACTTGGCTTCTTTTAAGAAGTCCAAGTTTTTAGACCAATCAGTTAAATTTAAAGCACAGACAGGTGAATTAGTTGACTATGATGGTGATTTTATCTATATTGATAGATCAACATTAGGTACAGTTGAAGATGTAGCAGCATTTATTGCTGATTTACTACATGAACAAGCACAGAATCGTTTACCATACGATTTATTATTTTTATGGGATTCAGTTGGATCGATTCCATGTAAATTATCTGTTGAATCAAATAAGAACAACAATGAATGGAATGCTGGAGCTATGTCTCAATCCTTTGGTAATTTTATCAATCAAAAGATTGTATTATCACGTAAAGAAAACTACCCTTATACTAATACGTTAGTAGCAGTAAATAAAATTTGGGTAGATAAGCCATCAATGCCGATGGAACAACCAAAAATGAAGAATAAAGGTGGTAACACTATGTTCTTTGATGCTTCGGTTGTAGTAACATTCGGTAATATTACTAATTCAGGTACTAATAAAATTAAAGCAACTAAAGGCGGTAAAGACGTTGAATTTGCTAAACGTACTAAAGTATCGATGGATAAAAATCACATTACTGGTGTACAAACTAAAGGTACAGTTATTATGACAGTACACGGTTTTATTGATGATGATAAAAAAGCAATTGATAATTATAAGAAAGATCATTCTGAGGAATGGCTACGCATTTTAGGTAGTGACGATTTCGATATTGTAGAAGAGATGGGAGATGATGGAATTGACACATCAGTAATGTATGACCAAGAACCAGAATAAAAATGGATAAAGACTTTCTAAACAAGTTATTATCAGAACTAGACGCTGATAAAAATAATTCAAAGAATGCTAGAGTACTCATTGTAGATTCAATGAATACATTTCTCCGCTCATTTGCTATTATTCAGCACATAAATCCCAACGGCCACCATGTAGGTGGCCTTGTTGGCTTCCTTAAATCGGTTGGTTATGCTATTAAGCTGTACCAACCGACTAGGGTTGTTTTAGTGTTTGATGGGCAAGGTAATTCTACTAATAAACAGTACTTATATTCTGATTATAAAGCAAATCGTACTAATTTAAAAGTAACCAATTGGAAAGTATTCGATACAAAATCTGAAGAAAGCGAATCAATGGCTAATCAGATGGGACGATTAATCGAGTACTGTACCCAACTTCCAGTATCAATGATTTCAATCCCTAAAATTGAAGCCGATGATGTGATGGGTTATTTAGTTAAAAAATTTGAAGCAGACCCAAAAACAGATAAAGTAACGATTATGTCTGCTGATAAGGATTTTTTACAACTAGTTTCTGATAAAACAGAAATATATTCACCAACTAAGAAGAAAACATACCAAACTAATGAAGTTCTAGAAGAATATTTTGTTCATCCTAATAATTTTATTAATTACAAAATGCTATTAGGTGATGCTGGAGATAATGTTCCTGGAATTCAAGGATTAGGTCCTAAAAAAGTATTTAAGTTATATCCTGAATTAATGGATTCTATTCCTATTGATTTAGAATACATGTTACATAAAGCAAAAGAAAATGAAGATAAAAATCAATTATATACTAAAATCATTCAATTTGAACGCCAATTAGGTATTAATTATCAATTAATGTCGCTAAAAGATCCGAACATAAACGACGAGGATAAGCGCATTATTGACGAAACAATTAATAACGCACCACCATCACTGAATATAGGAAGTTTCGTTGAAATGACCGAGATTGATCAACTAAATGAGCGGGTAAATTGGCAGGGATGGTTGATAGAGAATTTTTCTTCGTTAGATTGGAAGCAATAAAAGTTATAAATAAAGGTTATAAATGACAGCACTAGATAGTTTAGATAAGTACGGGAATTCGTTTCAAACCAAAGTATTAGGTTTGCTTTTAACGGATAGAAAATTTCTAGTAGATGTATCGGATTCAGTTACTGATGATTATTTTGAAAATACAGCACGAAAATGGATCATTACTCGATTAAATAAGTACTTTGATGAATTCCACACTACTCCCACAATGGAGGCGCTACAAATCGAAGTAAAAAAAGAAGATAATGATGTATTAAAGATTGCTGTAATTGAGGAATTGAAAGAAGCCTATAAAATGGCTGATCAATCACAAGATAAAGAATATATCGAACAAGAATTTTTAAAATTCTGCCAAAACCAACAGATGAAGAAAGCAATTATGACATCTGTTGATTTATTAAATGATGGTGATTACGAATCAATTCGCTCATTAATTTCTAAAGCAATCGTTACATCACAAGAAAAAAATACTGGACACGATTATGAATTAGATGTTGAAGCACGTTACAGACCAGATGATAGACGTGTTATTCCTACACCTTGGCCACAGATTAATTCTATTACACAAGGTGGATATGGTAAAGGTGATTTAGTTATATTCTTTGGTGGTCCTGGTTCTGGTAAATCATGGGCCGCAATTTCAATGGCCTTAGAAGCTGCTAAATTAGGTGGTAAAGTTGTATATTATACACTTGAATTAGGTGAAGGATATGTTGGGCAACGTTTTGATGCTAATTTACTTAGAATCCCAGTTGACCAATTACCATTACACCGAGTTAAAATTGAAGATGCAACTAAAGGATTAGCAGGTAAATTAATTATTAAGGAATACCCACCAAAACGTGCATCGCTAGATGATATTGAACGCCATTTAGATCAATTATGGAACCAACATAATTTTAAACCAGATGTTATCTTTATTGATTATCTAGACCTATTAAAAAATCGTCAACGAGCAAGAAATGAACGTAAAGATGATTTAGATGATATCTATACAGATGCTAAAGGATTAGCTAAGGAATTAGGTATTCCGATTGTATCTCCATCACAAGTAAATCGTTCAGGTGCAGGTGAGAAGGTAGTTGAAGGAGATAAAGCAGCAGGATCATATGATAAAATTATGATTGGTGATATTATTATTTCTACATCACGCTTACGAAAAGATAAAGTAGATAATACTTCTCGTTGGCATATTATTAAAAATCGTTATGGTACAGATGGTATTACTTTTAATTGTGATTTTGAAGGGTCTACAGGCGTAACTCGTATTACAGGAGAGTATGTTGAGGATGAAGACGAGTCGAATGGTGCACCAAAACAGCAACAAAGAACTAGACAAGATATCGATCCAGATGATAGAGAATACTTAGCAAAGAAGTTTTTTGAACTGTCAACTTCTTCTTAATTATCATTAGTATATACTGTATTTATATCTGCACCTTAAAAAATTAAAATAAAATCTATGATAAAAGTTACTAAATTTTCAGCAACATGGTGTGGACCATGTAAAGTGCTGGCACCAATATTCGAACAAGTTAAATCAGCAGTTGATGGAGTTTCATTCCAAGATGTTGATGTTGACACAAATTCTGCATTAGCTATACAGTATAAAGTACGAGGTGTTCCTACTATCGTTATTGAAAAAAACGGACAGGAAGTAAAACGTATTGTAGGCGGAACTACACAAGCAGCATTAACCTCAACTATTAACTCGTTTAAATAATATGATCACCGATAAGCGTTTATTCTATAAGCCGTTTGAATACGACCAAGCACATGAATTTTTAAAAGCACAACAACGTGTGCATTGGTTACCCGAAGAAGTTACATTAGCGGCTGACGTTAATGACTTTAAATTAAAATTAACAGAATCAGAAAAGAATCTAATTGGACAAATCCTAAAATCATTTGCCCAGACTGAAACACACGTTGAAGACTATTGGTCATCTAATGTATCGCATTGGTTTCCAAAACCAGAAATCCAATCAATGGCAGTTACGTTTGGTTCATTTGAATCAATCCATGCTGAAGCATATTCATTACTAAACGAATCATTAGGTTTAGATGATTTTTCAGCATTTATGGAAGATGAAGAAGCTCGTAATAAAATTGAGCGACTACAACAAGTAAAATCAGGTACAATGGATGAAATAGCACAATCATTAGCTATATTCTCAGCATTTACTGAAGGTGTTAACTTGTTTAGTTCATTTGCTATCCTAATGTCATTTCAGATGAGAAATTTGATGAAAGGTATGGGACAAATTGTTGCATGGTCTGTTAGAGACGAATCATTACATTCAAAAGCAGGTTGTTGGTTATTTACTCAGCTATTAAAAGAACGTCCTGAATTAAATACAATCGATTTACAGGAACGTATTAAAACAGCATGTGCAATTTCAGTAGAACTAGAATTTGCATTTATTAATAAAGTTTTTGAGATGGGCGACTTAGAAAATTTAACTAAGGAGCAATTAAAGAATTTCATTCGCGCTAGAGCAAATGAAAAAATGGTAGAACTAGGTTATAAGCCATTATATGATGTAAATGAAAAATTATTAGACGAAATCGCTTGGTTTGGCCAAATTACATCAGGAGTGGAACAACAAGATTTCTTTGCACAACGACCTAGTGCATACTCGAAATCAACAGCAGATTGGTCGGATTTATAATATAAAAATAATAAAAAATGAGCATTACAGTTGATACCCGTAAATGGGTTGTAGGAAAAGATTATCCCGAATGGATGGATGATATTGCAGTAAGTATGATCTCTAAAGGTTACTTACTATCAGATGAAAACGTATTCGAAGGATTTAAACGTGTGTCTAAATCTGCTGCTCGTAGGTTACGTCGTAAAGATCTTCAACCATTCTTTTATGAAGCAATGGTTAAGAATTGGTTATGTTTAGCCTCTCCTGTATTATCAAACATGGGTACAGAACGTGGATTACCAATTTCATGTTATGGTATTGATGTTGATGATTCAGTAGAAGGTATTGCATCTGCAAACTCTGAATTGATGCGTTTATCATCTCAAGGTGGTGGTGTTGGTATGTCATTATCTCGTATTCGTGGCCGTGGTGCCAGAATTAAAGATAATGGGGTAAGTGAAGGAATTATTCCTTGGGCTAAAATTTATGATTCAACTATTTTAGCTACAAACCAAGGATCAGTTCGTCGTGGAGCTGCATCATTTAATTTGGATATTAATCATCCAGATATTGAAGAATTTTTAATGATGCGCCGTCCAAAAGGCGACGTTAATCGTCAATGTTTAAATACCCACCACTGCGTAGTTGTTGATGATGCATTTATGCAAAAAGTAGAAGATCGCGACCCACATTCATTAAAGATTTGGGGTGAAATTTTACGTACTCGTTTAGAAACTGGCGAGCCATACATTATGTTTAAAGATAATGTAAATAAAGCTAATCCTGAAGGATATAAGAAGTTGAATTTAGAAGTTACAATGACTAATATCTGTTCTGAAATTGTTCTTTATACAGATCCATTACACTCATTCATTTGTTGTTTATCATCACTAAATTTAGCTCGTTTTGATGAATGGAAAGGATATCGTTTCGAAAATGGTATGTCTGTTCCTGAATTAACGACTTGGTTCTTAGAAGGTGTATTACAAGAATTTATTGATCGTGCTAAAAATATCCGCTTTATGGAAAATACAGTACGTTCAGCAATGAAAGGTAGAGCAATTGGTATTGGTGCTTTAGGATGGCATACATTCCTACAAGCAAAAGGTGTTCCATTTGTTGGAATTCAAGCAAATGCTTATACACGCGAGATATTCTCATTCATTGATTCAGAATCATTAAAAGCATCTAAAGATATGGCTGTAGAATATGGCGAGCCAGAATGGTGTAAAGGTACAGGTGTAAGACATTCACATAGAATGGCAATTGCTCCTACAGTATCAAACGCACACATTTCAGGCGGTGTTTCCCCATCAATTGAACCATTACCCGCTAATATCTACAATTTAAAAACTGCTAAAGGTGTGTTTATTAAAAAGAATCCAATATTAGAACAGTTACTTGAGGAAAAAGGATTTAATATTCCATCAGTATGGGATCAAATAGCAAAAGATCAAGGTTCAGTTTATGGAGTGCAAGAACATATTTTATCAGATGAAGAAAAAGAAGTATTCCGTACATTTAAAGAAATTAATCAATTAGAAATTGTACGTCAAGCCGGTATTCGTCAGCAATATGTTGATCAGACAGTATCATTAAATTTATGTTTTGATCCAAACGATACACCTCGTTGGATGTCTGAAGTACATAAAGAAGCTCATAAAGCTGGTATTAAAACATTATATTACTTACGTACAGAATCTGTATTAAGAGGTGATAATTTAGATAGAACTGCAGCTTGTGTAGCTTGCGAAGGATAAAATTTCTTAATTAAATTTATTATGTTAGACGACTTATTAAAAGAATTACTTACATTAAAAGATGAAGTTGAAAAATTAGACATGTCTCAACTTCCAGAAAATCAGAGAGCATCAACTGTAAATGATATCACTGATAAAGTTATAAATATTTTAAACAATGCAAAGATCCCTTTACCCGAAGAACATTCAGACGATAGTGGAACAGAAGTTCCAACCAGCGAAGTTTAACGTATTTTATTATTGGAGACGTTTTAAATCACGTCAACCAATGCATAAATATACTCCATTAGAAATGCGAATTAAGAATGGGGATTTTGAAATATCTGATTATAGACAACAAGCATTTTATGAGTTGTGGTTATTAGACGATCGATTAAAAACTGAACGTAAGAAATATCCATCTCATGAAGCTTGGTCTAATCGTAAAGAAGTGATTGAAAAACAACAATACGATCGTTATCACAAATTAATGAATGCGTTTGATAAAGAAGAACCAAAAATATGGTCAGAATTAGTAGGCGAATTATCCGGAGATTTCAGACATTTAGGGCCTGATAAATTGTCTCGTATAGATTTAATTAATGAATTAGCAGGAGAATTCGATGGTACTACTTTAGAATTCTATGAATATTTAAAAAAATATAATAAATAGTTATGGCCCTTATTTCACACGAAGTACCATTAGATCTATTGAATGAGTCATTAAAATTTAATGACTATCATTATTGTTTGCCTCATTTATTAGAAAATAAACAGTACTATCAATTCTTTAAAAGCGCATCTGAACGTGGAGATTTAATCATTATGGACAATGGTTTATTTGAAGGAGTATCGCATACAATCGAAGATTTACTCGAGAAAATCAATGATATTAAACCAAGTATATTCATTGTTCCTGATGCCTGGAATGACCCTCAAACAACAGTTAAAAACGCTAAGAAATGGATTGATTATTATGTAGATAAAATCCCATCTACAACTAATCTAATGGCGGTAGTACAAGCAAAAACAGTATCGGATGCAATGCTCACATACAGTAAATTTGTTGAGTTAGGTTACACCCACATTGCATTAAATCATGCTGGTGTGTTTTATAAAGAATTATAT